TAGTCATTGCTTTGCCCATTGGTGTGTCTTTATAATCCATCATTATTTCCTTGGTCTTTCTGTCATGAGTTCTTCAAACAATCTTGCTGTTCGTGGCCAAATGTCTTCGTAAGTTAATTTATTACCGTTTCTATCAAAAGCAATATGACCGAATCTGTCACTTAATTGCCACATAGCAAATCTTTCAGCAAAGTCTTCTGTGGGTCCGCCAGTTTCACCATACATCGTAGATGCCTCATCTCCTGGAGTAACACGACCTGCATAATAACCCATAAGGTCTTCATCAAATTCTGCATCTGCGAACTTGCTGCTATTTTCCATATCAAAAGTTCTAGCGGCAAGGAATTCATTTCTTTCACTTGGATTATCAAGTGAAGAAGTTTTATCAAAAACATGACCGTATTCATGAGTTAACGCATTTATCGCGTTACCAAATCCACTAGGATAATCTTCGTTACGTTTTGGAATATACTCCTCGTCTGCAGTTATTGATGTACTGTTTCCTTGGCGACCGCCAGGAAGAACAAATGCTGCGGCACCAGGCATAGTATCCATCATTGTTTGCGGAAGAATGTAAGACAGTAATTTTAAAGACCGTTGATTTGCTGGAATGTTATTCCAAATACGGTCTTGTTCAACTCGTGGTTGCTGAGACTTAGATGATATTTCATCAATTAATAACTGTTCTTCAATGCCAATTGGATAACCACTACGCATTGCATCTTTATATAACGCATAGACTTCTGGTGTTACTTCTCGTTGGTAAACAATTCCATCTTCTTTAACAACAACCATGTAGGGTATGTAGTCAGATGATGTATATTTTTTATACCAAGCATCGCTCGCTTCCCAGTCAAATTCGTCATCCCAGTTCTCGCTCCGTGGTTGAGGAGGAGGATTGTCTGTCCCAGTTATTAAAAGAACTTCTCCATTTTTAAGATTTCTAATCGCTCTATCTGACCAGTTACTACCAACATTTCTCCTAGAACTAAATTCATTGAGTTCATCTCGTTCGTCTAGTGTTGGTTGGCTAATTTCGCCAATAACAAACTTGGGTTTTTCGTATTGCTCAGTAACTGAGTATTGTGGAACTTTTTCCATGTCATAATCGCCATAATCATAATATGGAGCAGTTTCCATAGCAGCCCATTTTGAAGGAAACTTATAAGGAGCATTAGCCATTCGTTGTTCACGAATACCTTCTTGAGCATCAGCACTAGGTGAAATACCCATTGCCATATCCGCTAGAACTGATTGCCTCAAAGATGGCAACGACTTATAATAATCAATGGGCGCTTGTTCAGCATTTACGCGGTCAGCATATTGTTTCACAAGGTTTTGTTCAGAGTTGTATTGTTCTATATCATCAGTAACTGGGCTTAATAGTTTTCTACCGATACTGTCAAGGATTCCTGGACGACCAAACTTTGTTGTTGTTTGACCCGCTTCAATCATTGCACGAAAAATTGCTTCCTTCTCAAGAATACGACGTTCTTCTTCACTTGGTATTGGGCGACGACCAGGAGGCATTATTTGTCCTTTCTCTTATTACGCTCGGAGATTGCTTTTGCTTTTGCGCGAGCATCTGCCTTAGACCTAGCACCCCAAGCGTACAAAGCAAGAAGAAGCCGTGTAGGTTCTCCGTCCTTGTCACGCTCAGGACCAGGCATGTTGCCCATACGGGCTAGGAATGAAGCACGACGAGGGTTGTCGCCAGATTTAACTGGTGCCTTTAAGTCACTACCAGGATTAGCCTCTTCGTAGGACTTACGTCCTTTCTCGTTGAGACCACCTTTAGCGTTCTTACCCTCTTTGCGAGTCCATGCCTCAGATGCCACTATTTACCCTTCTTAGCCTTTGGAACACAATTAGGTACGGGCTTTCCAGCCTTACCCTTCTTCATTCCGACCATCTCGTAGTCTTTCCAACAAGGTGTTGGCGCTTTCTTTTTAGCAGCCATATTATTTACCCTTCTTGTTTTTGTTAATTGCTTTTAGGTCTGCGGCAGTAATCTTCTTACGAGGCTCCGCAATAGCAGCCAGTTTCTTTTGCTTGTCTGAGTATTTGCTGTACGGCATCAGTAAGGCATACCTTTTGCTGGGCGCGACTTTGTTGATGGTTTTGCTGGAAGGGTTTTTCCTGGGCTAGGCTTTGATGGAACAGGCTTTGCTGTAGGCTTTTGCTTTCCCACTGCCTTGTCATAGGCGGCTGTTAACGCAGGGTTATGTGCTTGAAACTTTTTGTTTTGGTCCATCATGGTTATAACTTCCTTGCTTTGTCTAGGCAAGCGTCAAGTGCTTTTTTATTTGCCTTAACACGTGCTGCTGGTTTCTTTGCTTTAGATGAATTCAACTTGTCTGATGAACAAGCCTTAGCAACGGTTGCTGCTCTTTCACCTTTGAGGCGGGCTTCTCTTACTTTGTCTTTAGGCATTACATATCCCCTGGAATAACATTTCGTGGAACAGGTCGTTGTACTTTTTTACGAGGTGTTTTTGCTCTGCGTTCATCTTCTTTAACTACGTCTCCTGGGATGTATGTGCCGTCAGCACTAATCCTGCCACCGTCGGGTAAACGACCAGGCTTCCAATTTGTCTTTTCACCAGGCTTGAGTTTGGATGCATTAAACTTGACGGCTTTGCTAAATTTTGCGGGGTCAAAACCTTTGTCTTTAAGTAATTTTATAAAAGCATTGCGCTCTGCAATATCGGTATTCAACCTGTTTGGAACGGTTTTAATAGGAGAACTAACTGTGTATCCCCATTGTCCTTCTGCTTCATTAACTACAAAAGGTTCAGAAAAGTTGTAACCCTGTTCTTCTAAGGCTGAAAACGAGAAACCAACAGGAATGTCGCTTGCCATAATAGTAATGGCTGTTCCTGGATTAGGAAGTGTTACTGGAAATCGCTCGTCGTCGTACTTACCATCCTCTTCTGCTTTGGTATAAGCCTTGCCAAGGGGTGATGTTGAATATTTTCTATCGGGCATATCATTTCTCCTTATCTGTGAGGTGCCAATCAATATGACCCTCTAGTCGGTTATCTACCTTGTCAACTGTTTTTATTACTTGCTGTAGCAACTCCCTGGATTCAGCGTGCTGGCTAGAGTTTTCTTTTCTAAATCTTTGAAAGACCACGACTAACGGTCCTAGAATAATAGCCGATAGTAAGGTAGACCAAAAAGCAGCCATTGTTATCGGAGAATCGCACGAGCAGGTATGGGTTCTATTTTCCCATCCTTAAAGTCTTTTGAACTTTCCATTTGACGTTGCTGTTCACGGATTGTCATGGGATTCTTAAACTGTGGACCAAAGCCAAACCTTAGTCCGCCAAGATGGCACGCAAAGCAAAGACCTCTTTTGAGGTCATTTTCTGAGTCAATCGGCTTTTCACAGGTCTCACATTGCATATAAATCTCCTATAAGATAGCGGATTTCTTACATAGCCACATTGTGTGAGCCAATAATGAATCCTGGTTCGGGCTTCTTGTGTTTAAGTTTGTCTGCAAACCAGTCAACACTAAAGGGTTTCTTCTCAATTTTGGGGCGATATTCAGCGTGCCAAACGAACTTAATCATCTGGTTAGCAATAGCCAAGGACATTACACAGTCGTCGTGAGGTGACCCATGGGTTGAACCGTTGTCATCACGAACGAATGTTTTTAGTTCAGCAATGGTATTTTCATCCCTAATCTCAAGAACTCCATCTCTGATGTGCGCATTCAATTCGTCCACTGCCAGGGGTTTTGACAGCGTGGTGGTTCTCCAACCTAGGGTTTCTGAGGCTTCGGCATTACGTTGATTAAGTCGTCGTTGACGGTAGAGGTTGGGGTAGTTTGCTTTGTACAGGCTGGTCAGGGTGGTAAGACCGTGGTTGTTGGACTCAACGCCAACCAGTGCTCCGTTATAAAAGTAGCCTAAACCAAACAATATCTCACCAAATTTGTCTGGGTCAATGTGTCCGTGCCAATGAGCAGCGATTAATCCTGACTTGGCGTTAATAACATGGGCTGATGAATAGTCGCCTCTGGCTAAACCTTCGGCTACGTCAGCGCCAATTGTGTAGACACCGCCGTGTACTGGTAGTTCCCACACCTTGAGTGCTCCACCATCTTGTTCAAAGATAAACGAATTATATCCCGACTCTAATCCTTTGAGATAACCTCGTCTGGGCTTCTCTGGGATGCAACGGTGAAGTGCATCAATGTCAAATACAGGGCGACCAGAGCGAATGAATGCTTCTTCGGGGTTGGATGGATACTCTTGATGTAATTGCCAGTCGGGGAGTTCTCTAGCCTGCGCGTCATACCAGTCCTGACCACGGTCGGCATTGGCTGACCAAGGAAAGAAGATGCCAGTAAATCGGTTAGTTCCAGATTGACTACCCATCCATAGGTTATAGAAGATGTTGCCTTCACCCTTGGCGGTAGACAGACAGATAACACGACCACCTACGTCAGCAATAGGTTCAATGGCTGCCCATGCTTCTTCAGGGTTAGGCAAGAACGCCATCTCGTCAATGATGACTAGGAATACTGATTCACCACGAGCAGGGTCGTTGGCACTTGGTAGTGACTCAATAATGGAGTCGTTGTCAAATACCATCT